ACGATTCCCGAACCGGCAACTGAATAAAGAGGAATCCAAAGCGGTGCTTATCATTCACAACAATAAGATTGGTGACTTCGACTTTTCGCTGTTGGCTGAGCTTGGATATACCGATGACGAATTGGTTGACACGTTTGGATTCGACCGCGAGCTGGTAAATGAAATGGGCTTCGACTTCGATGACCTCGACTTCGATGATATGGATGATGACGTAATCATTAAAAAACTGATTGTGTCGTTCCCAAAAGATGTAGACGTAGAGCAGTTTACCAAAAAGATAAATGACAAACTCGGAGTAGAAACGTTCGAGGAATCATTGTTAATTCTAACTAAGAAATATGAAAACAGTAACATTGGTTGAGCACATTGAAGACCCAAAAAACTTCATTAAGCAACCGGCAGAAGTAGCGCACGGCGAGATTCTTTTAGAGGATGAGTTCATTGGCGTAGATGCGTTCGGAGTGACACAGCTCGTATACGTGAAGCTACCGGACACAAAAGAAACCAAGATGTACAAGGCTCTAGTGAAAAAGCTCCACTACAACACCACACAGCGCGTGAGTGGGCTTGCCACCACATCGACCATCTTTGGGTACGCACCGCCGGTAGAGATGCGTCAAAAGCCATTCTGCTCCAGTACAAAGCTGGCTGAGGATTTACCAAAAGAGAATCGATTCCTTAGCTGGTATTGTGGCAAGTACATTATGCCGTTATTTGAAAAGCACTACGCGGAAAACTTAAAGGAACACTTCGCAGTGATGGCAGACGTGAAGCCGGATTGGATTATGAAAGATACCATTTTCACCGGTGGAGTAATCAACAAAGCGAACCAGCTCAACTACCACATCGACAGTCAGAACATCAAAGGCAGTATAAACGCAATGGTGTACTTCGCTCGAGATATGAATGGCGGTGAGTTAGTCTTGCCAAAATACAACGCGCGCATCAAACCGCAGGATGACTACGTGTTGCTGTTCCGAAACGATTTGGTCCACGGCGTCGCACCGCTCAGTCCCAAGAATAAAGAGAGCTACAGATACTCAATCGTGTACTTCCTACAAAACCGGATGCAGGCTTGTGGAACATTAAAAGAGGAAATCGCTAAGGCGCGCGCGTAGTATGATTGCTTTTACCGGTCACAACCAGTGGAGAGACACGGATATATATTTCTTCCACATCGGAATGCACGCTTGCGGACACTGTGCAGGAATAGACATATTCATTATGGGCTTAGGAATCAGATTGAGATTCAGTAACTCAAAAACATTATGAACAAAGTCATCGGAATCGGAGGGGTACCAGCAAGCGGAAAAACAACGCTGATGGTTGAGCTGATGGCGCGGTTTGACGATTTAACCAAAGTCAGGCTCGGCAAGCTGAAAGGCTACCGTTCAGCAAAACACAATGCGTACATCTTGGGCATCTACAACGGCGCACTGTTCCAAGGCACAGACAAATTATCAATGACGGCAGTGACAGACCTTTATAAGCTGTGTAGAGTGAAGAGCGGAATCACAGTCATCTTCGAGGGCGATAGATTCTTCTCACGCAAGGTATTCGAGACACTGGAGGCAAGCGGAACGGAATGCACAAAGTTCATCTGCCAGACGGAAAAACAATCGGAGCGAATCATAGAGAGAGGTAGCGAGCAATCAGAGCAATTCTTGAAAGCCAAAGCGACAAAAACTGAGAACTTACGCGACCTCGAAAACCTGACGATACTCGATAACAACACGCCGGAACAATGCCGAACCAACGCAACATTAATATTTAACCAAATAACGAAATAGCTTATGGAAAATGAGGTAATAGAGCGAGTGAAAAAAGAATTGAAGATAACGCAGATGAGAGTAGACCGGACTGGAGATGAAGAGGGCCTCACATTAGACATCTCAGGGTATAGATTCTTTACTGTCATAAAGCCAAAACGTGTGGCATAATATGTAATATGAACGATAAAACAGGCGAAAAACAGGCAAGTCCCGATACTGAGAACAAAATCGAGCGGAATTCAGACGGTACATTCCCAAAAGGAAAAACCGGAAATCCCAATGGTAGACCGCGCGAAAAGTCATTGACGACACAGTTAAAAGAGGCGCTCAAACAAAACGAAAAAAATACCGGTCAGCCATACGATGCACTACTCGTGAACCGGTTACTTGAACGTGCCATCTCGCAGGGTGATATGAAAGCAATCCAGATGATTTGGGAGCGACTGGAAGGTAAACCAAAACAGACTCACGAGCATAGCGGAGTAGACGGTGACCCGATTGAGCATACTCACAAAGTAGAGAAACTCAGACTGGAAATTACCCGAATGAATAACGAGTGGTTTGAGACCGATGAAGATGAGGAGGCGGATAGTGAGCAAATTGAAGGGGCTTAGGAGGGGCTTGTATGAGACTCCCTACTTAACTAAACATAACCTAACTAAACATAACCTAACTTAACGCGATGTTGCGCCTAACAAAAAAAGCCATAGACAAATTACTTTCACCGAATGAACGCGACTTCCGAGTGGCTATGACGGCGGAGTATTTTCACGTGTACTTGTTTGTTTACCTCAACAATAAACTCAAGCTCAAGCCAGCGGACTTCCACCGCGATTTGATTAACGACTTGCAGGGGGTGGAGCGATTCATTGCCGTTATGGGATTCCGTGGGTGTGCCAAGTCAACAATCCTTGAAGCATATGCCGAGTGGATTCTAGTCACAGGGCGTAGTCCGTTCACCGTTTGGATTGGAGCGACTGACACCGATGCAAAAGAAAGTATTGCGAACATCGCCAGCAGCATTCGCGAGAATGAGTTGCTGATTCAGGATTACAACATCGACATCGACCGCAAAAAGCACGGAATGTATGACAAGTGGAGTGAGGGACAGCTTACGCTCAACCGATGCACCATCATCGCGCGCTCGCGAGGCCAAAAGCTCCGAGGGCGTAAGTTCGAAGATGACCGAATCACCACCATCATCGTAGATGACCTTGAGGACATTGAGGCTGTTAAAACGGCTGAGAAGCGCAAGGCAACGCGAATATGGTTCTTTGCCGAGGTGATTAACGCCACTGCTCAGGGGGTGCTTGGTGAAAGCGTAAAAATCGTTATGCTTGGAAACTTGGTGCACAAGGATTGCTTGATTGCCAACTTGATGAAAAGCGATGACGTACGTGTTCACCGAATCCCGTTGATAGATGAGGACGGCAAAATTACTTGGACTGGACTGTACCCCGATATGGAATCCGTAGAAAAAGAAAAACGCAAGGTGATGCTCGCGGGTAAAGGATTGGGTCATATCATTTGGAATCGAGAGTACCTGCTGAAATTAGTAGATGACGAGGATCAGGTGATTAAGCGCGAGGATATACACACGTACACCGATGACTGGCTACAGCGTCCAAAGCTCAGAGGGGGCGTTGGAGTCGACCTTGCCATCAGTGAAAAAAGCACGGCCGATTACACAGCGATGATTAAGGGGTGCATCGTTGAGAACGATTACGGTGAGAGGCGCTTGCTGATTATGAAGAACAACGTGAAGCAACGGATGGACTTCGCTACCACGATGGAAAAAGCCAAACAGCAACGGCTAGTAATGCCGGAGGGGTCAGTCTTCTTTGTTGAAGATGTTGCTTACCAAAAATCGGCTATCCAGGTGATGCAACGGAACGGATTGCCAGTGGAGGGGATGACTGTTAGTAAAGACAAACGGTCGCGATTGGTTGCCGTTAGTAGTTACATCAAAAGCGGAATGGTGATGTTCCCAGAAAATGAAACTGAGGACATCATTGAGATGATTGAGGAATTATTAGCATTCGGTATCGACGAACACGATGATATGGTTGACGCGCTAGTCCACCTAATTAATGGATTACTGAACACCGATACTGTATACTTTGCATAAGATATGAAATTAAAAGACCGCGCAATAAACGCATTCAAAGCATTCACAGTGACAGGCGAAACTGCAGCTATTTTTGCTGGAGGCGGAATGGGGATGGAATTGTCATCGTTCAGCGATAACGTGACTGAAAGCGAGTTGATTAAAAACTACAAAAAGTCACTCTACACATTCATCGCCGTAGACAAAATCGCAACTGTAACTGCAGAAATAGAATTTGACCTGTTCAGAGTATTAAACTTGGAGGGTGATACAGAAAAATTGGTCAGTCACCCCCTGCTTGATTTGATTTACAAGCCAAACGAACATCAGACCAAAACTGAGTTCCTAAGAATCTTCGCCATCAATATGAAGTTGTCGGCTGAGACATTCATTCGACTGATACGAGCCGATGGAGTAAACATAACCGGAATGGTAAACGTCCGACCGGACATCGTTCAGGTAGAGTTCAAAGATAGAGGCAACGGTCCAGAACCAATTTACAAAATCTACTCAGGTTCTGAGGTTATAGAACTGGACAGCACTGAGATGATTCACGTAAAGTTCCCAGACCCCGAAAACCCAATACGAGGCGCGAGTGCGCTCAGACCAGCATTAACACGAATGACGGCTGAGCAAAAAGCGATGGAGTTGCAGAAAAATGTATTTGAGAACAATGGCCGTCCAGACGGTATTTTGTCAGTGAAAGGATTGGAGTCTCAAGAGGCTGCTGATAAGTTGAAAAAGAAAATGAAGAATACTTTTAGCGGTAAAAACAAAGATGAGCGAGTAGCAATCATCAGTTCAGAAATGAACTACCAGCAAGTGTCACTCAACTCACGGGATATGGACTTTATGGAATCACTACGATTCATTCGAGATGACTTGTTTGCGGCGCTTGGAGTACCAAAAGAGCTCGTCACGTTAGAGGATATGGGAGGCTTGTCGAACGGCTCAGATGCAGGAATGAAAAAGTTTCTCAAGTTCACCATCAACCCACTCGTACAGCTATTCGTGGAGGC